AGAACAGCCGCTTCAGCGGAAAAAATAAGAAACCCTGGCCCATATGTCCCAGGTAGCGGAGACGACAAGAAAGCGGTTGACGCCGTTGCCCCCGACCCATGCCCAGAAGGTTACAAGCTAGATCCGATTACTCAAGAATGCGTGATTGACGACACAATAGATGTGTTGAATCCAGGTGGACAGCAAGTTACGGACTTTGTGATGCCATCGGTTAATCCTGTAATTGGTCAAGCGGCCAACTACACTGGAGCCGTTGCACCTACATACACCCCTGCTCCACTACAGCCCTATGCCCCCGGAGTAGCGGGCAACTTACTACAAGCCTCGGCCCCTGGATTAGCTCGTACTCCAGCTATGAGAAACGGCGGCTCTGTTGGTGGAATCATGGGGCTTCCACGCTAGTGAACCTTCAGGCACTACCAGAGGAAGCATTAAAAGAGATCTTAGCCTTAACCGAGGCTAAGAAGAATCTGGATCTGCGTGAAAAAGCACATGAAAACTTCATGCCGTTTGTGCATCATGTGTATGAAAATTTCATCGAGGGCAAACACCATCGCGTAATCGCTAAAAAACTTGAGGCTGTTGCACGAGGAGAGCTCAAGCGGCTTATAATTAACATGCCGCCTCGACATTCCAAGTCCGAGTTTGCAAGCTACTTGATGCCTGCTTGGTTTCTAGGTAGAAACCCGAAGCTAAAAATCATACAAGCTACACACAACACGGAGCTTGCGGTGCGTTTTGGCCGTAAAGTTAGGGATTTAATTGATGATCCCGAGTATAAAACCATATTTCCGAACACAAACCTTAAAGAAGACAACAAAGGTGCGGGCAAATGGGGCACGGACAAGGGTGCAGAGTACTTTGCTGCTGGTGTTGGGGCCGCAATCACGGGCCGTGGTGCGGATTTACTGGTTATTGACGACCCTCATTCGGAGCAAGACGCATTAAGCGAGAGTGCTTTCGACAATGCCTACGAATGGTACACCTCTGGACCCCGTCAGCGTCTCCAACCTGGCGGCGCAATCATAATTGTTATGACGAGATGGGGAAAAAAGGACTTGACAGGCAGATTATTGGCCCAGCAGGGCGGTGATTTGATGTCTGACAAGTGGGATGTTGTGGAATTTCCTGCTATTTTGCCTAGTGACAAGCCACTTTGGCCGGAGTTCTGGGAAAAAGACGCACTACTGTCGATTAAGGCGTCCTTGCCTGCCAGTAAGTGGAACGCGCAGTGGCAACAGCAGCCTACATCCTCGGAATCTGCGATAATCAAGCGCGAATGGTGGAAGATATGGGACAAACCCAAGATTCCGCCCCTCAAATACATACTTCAGTCGTATGATACGGCGTTTTCCAAGAAACAAACGGCTGACTACTCTGCGATTACGACTTGGGGGGTGTTTCAACCCGAAGAAGGGGGCGCGGACCACGTTGTTTTGTTGGATGCCCAGCGCGGAAGGTGGAATTTCCCTGAATTAAAGGAGGTTGCCTTTGAGGAATACGAGTATTGGGAACCGGATATGGTGTTGGTCGAAGCGAAAGCGACAGGTACACCACTCATTGACGAGTTGCGGCTTCGTGGCATTCCAGCATTGGGCTTCTCACCGGGCAAAGGAAGTGATAAGGTAACGAGAATGCACATGGTTGCACCGTTGTTTGAAGCGGGTATGGTATGGGCACCGGAAGACAAATCTTTCGCGGATGATGTAATTGAGGAAGTAGTTTCGTTTCCTAATGGTGACAACGACGACTTTTGTGATAGTATGACGTTAGCACTGATGCGTTTTCGTAGAGGTGGGTTCATTTCTCTAGTGGGGGAAGACGACCTCGAGGATGATTGGCGACCCAAAAAGAGGGAATATTACTGATGGCATTACCACCAAACATGGTCGCACCGGGGTTAAACCTTGATGACACAGCGGGGCTCCCAGACGTAGAAATTTCTATTGACGCGCCGATGGAGTTCCCTGGTGGTGCAGAAGTTATTGAAGATGGCATGGGTGGTGCGATTGTACAGCCCATGGACATGCAACAAGAGATGATGGCTCAAGAGGAGTTGATCCCGTTTGACGCCAACCTAGCAGAGTTTCTAGATGATGGGGACCTTGGGGAGTTATCTACTGAATTGCGTGGTTTGTACGAAGATGACCTAGAATCAAGGTCCGATTGGGAAGAAGCGTATGTCAAGGGGCTAGATTTACTTGGCATTAAGATGGACGAGCGCACAACTCCGTTCCAAGGTGCGTCTGGAATCACGCATCCGTTGGTTGCGGAAAGCGTTACACAGTTCCAAGCGCAGGCTTACAAAGAGTTATTGCCTTCGGGTGGCCCAGTTAAGACTGGTGTACTGGGGGCCAAGACCCCAGAGCGGGAGGCACAGGCCACTCGCGTAAAAGATTTTATGAACTACCAGATTACGGAAGTCATGGAAGAGTACGATCCGGATATGGATCAGCTTCTGTATTATCTCCCGTTGAGTGGTTCGACATTCAAGAAAGTATACTACGATCCGACTCGGCAACGGGCGGTGTCTAAGTTTATACCGGCGCAGGACTTGGTTGTTCCGTATTCAGCGTCTGATTTAACTACGGCCAATCGGGTAACGCATGTATTACGGATGGACGAGAACGAAGTTCGTAAGATGCAGGTTGCGGGAATGTACCGTGACGTTGACCTAAAGCCTTCGGATGATGTTGAAGAGGATACGGTTCGCCAGAAGGTAAACGAGCTTGAGGGCTTGTCAAAGAACTACAGTGAAGATGTGTTGACGATTCTTGAGATCCACGCTGATTTGGAGATCGAAGGTTTTGAAGACATAGACATGGAAACGGGGGAGCCCACTGGTATCCGCCTTCCTTACATTGTTACGATTGATCACACCTCTGGGCAGATACTTTCTGTTCGTCGAAACTATTCCATGGATGATCCGCTTCGCCGGAAGCGTCCGTATTTTGTTCACTACAAGTTTACTCCAGGTCTGGGGTTTTATGGCTTTGGTTTGATCCACATGATTGGTGGGCTCGGTAGAGCCGCTACAAGCATCCTACGACAGCTAATCGACGCTGGAACCCTTGCTAACCTCCCAGCCGGTTTTAAGGCCCGTGGAGTGCGTGTACGCAACTCTGATGAGCCACTACAGCCAGGAGAGTGGAGAGACATCGACGCGCCCGGTGGTAGCATTAAGGAATCTATTGTTCCGCTACCGTACAAAGAACCTTCGGGCACGTTGGCACAAATGCTGGGTGGACTGGTTAACGATGGACGTAGGTTCATTGCGTTAGCTGATCAGTCGGTGTCAGACATGGGGCAAGACACACCTGTGGGGACTACGGTTGCTATGTTGGAACGCGGCATGAAGGTTATGTCCGCAATCCACAAACGGTTGCACTACGCCCAGAAGACTGAGTTCCGGTTACTGGCGCGTATCTTCGCCGAAAACCTACCACCGATGTATCCTTACGAAGTAACGGGTGCACCGCAACAGGTTAAGGTTGAAGACTTTGACGCTAGGATCGACGTCCTCCCAGTCTCTGATCCGAACATCTTTTCGATGGCGCAGCGTGTGACACTGGCCCAGACTCAGCTTCAACTGGCTCAGTCTAACCCGCAGATGCACAACCTGCATGCGGCTTATCGACGGATGTATCAGGCGTTAGAGGTGCAAAACATAGATGAGATCTTACCACCGCCTCCACCGCCTCCTCCTCCACAGGATCCAGCCGTAGAGAATGGTGCGATGATCAATGGGCAGAATCCACAGGCATCTCCTGAACAGGACCATGATGCACACATTCAAGCGCATTTATCTCTACTGGATCTATCGGTTCTACAAACGGCACCACCTGTATTGGCGGCTGTGTTTTCTCACATCTTCCAACATATTAGCATGAAGGCTCGTGAGATGGTGGATGCTGAGATTGAAGCGTTGAATGAAGAGAACATGATGCAGCAAGAAACGGCGATGCAACAGCAGAACCAGCAGTTACAGCTTATGGTGCAGGCGGGTGCAATTGATCCTGCTAGTGCCCAACAGATGGCGGCACAACAGATGCAACAGCAGGCTCCGCCACAACAGTTCACACCGGAGCAGATTGAGGCTCGAGTTGCTCAGATTGAGGCTGAACTGACCAAAGAGCTTGTACCGATGCTTTCTGCGAAGAGTGATACCGAGGAGAAAGATCCACTGGTAGATATTCGTATGCAGGAACTGTCAATTAAAGAAGCGGAAGCGCAACACAAATTAGCACTTGACCAAGCGAAATTAGAGCTCGAGGGGATGAAAATCGAGCAACGTGCGGTTACGGATGCTGCTAGACTAGAACTTCAAGAGCAAATCGCTGATGATCGCACTGACGTGAACCGTGAACGGATTGACGCCCAACGACAAGCAGCGGAACAAAGAAGTTCTTCTTAAAGCAGAAGATCGTCAACCGTATGAGTTACCGCTATGTTAGATCCTGTCAGTGCAATTGCACTCGCCACAAGTGCATATAGGGGAATTAAAAAGGCTTGCGAGGTGGGCAAGGAGATTTCTAGTTTCACTGGTGCTATTTCCCAATTCGCTAAAGCAGCGAGTGATATAGACTTTCTTGAAAAGAAAGCACAGAAGCCCCCGCTTTATAAAATGTTTTCCAACACTCAGGCAACTGCGCTAGATATCTGGACGCAGAAACAAAAACTAAAAGAAATGCGAGAAGAGCTAAGAGAGTATATCTCTTTTGTGTACGGGCCTTCTGCTTGGAAAGAGATAGTGGCTATTGAGGCACAACAACGCAAAGAACAAAGAGAGCTAGTTTATGCAAAAAAAGAAGCTATAGATAATCTGATTAATGGAATAATTATTACAATAATTGTAGGAATCAGCTTGGTTATAACAGGCGGCACTATATATTTTGTAGGACATCAGCAAGGTAAATGGTGAGTGATTCTAGTACAAAGAGGGAAAAACTACGTTGTATATGACAAACGTGGAAAAGTAGTTATAATAACTGTAGATAGGCACATTGCTATAAGTTACGCGAGGCAACAAAAATGACAGAGTTCGACAAGGCAGATCTAAACAATAACTCAACCATTGAGCGCACCGAATGGAACTTACTTGCGCTTGAAGATCGTAGGCTTGAGATACACGACCAAGATTTAAAGCGTAATGCAGAGCGTAGGTTCACAGGTTTTGCCTTGGCCGGGATGTTAATCTATCCATTCATTATTCTTTTTGCTTCGGTGCTAGGTTTTGACAAAGCTGCAACTTTAATTACAGATATAGCCTCTGTTTACGTTATCGCGGCATCTGGGGTTGTCGCTGCCTACATGGGGTTTAACGCATATTCTGCAAATGCAGATAAGAAGAAAGCGTCTATAAGCTATGATGATAGGGAGCCACAGAAATGAGTTTAATTGCTTCTTTGATTGGGCCTGTGTCTGGGATCTTAGACAAGGTAATCCCTGACTCGGACATGAAAGCCAAGCTGGCCCATGAGATAGCGACCATGTCCGATACCCATGCCCAGCAGGCGTTGCTCGCTCAGTTAGAGATCAACAAGGCTGAAGCGGCCTCTGGCAGTTTGTTCAAGGGGGGTTGGCGACCAGCGGTTGGGTGGATATGTGCAATCGCGTTTGGATACCACTTCGTGCTTCAACCCCTGCTAGTTTTTGTTTTAACAGCCTCTGGGGTAGATCTACCTGATTTACCTGAGTTTGATATGGGTACACTTCTTACAGTCTTGGGAGGCATGCTCGGAATTGGTGGGCTAAGAACGGTAGAAAAGGCAAAAGGATTGACAAAATGAAATGGTTATCGCTCTCTTATTGGTGGTCGTTGTTGATGGACAAGTCCACGGAACAGAAGGCATCTGTTAAACGTGGAAGACCCAAAGGTTCTAAAAACAAGCCCCGCAAGAACAAAACAAAGTAGGGTCTCATGGAAAACGATATCGAGATAAGCCAAACAGTAGGCTCAATAGGGACTAAAACAATCAACATTGGTACAGGCGGTGGTAGCGATGTCGAAGCAGGCATAGAGTTTATATACCACATGCGTGAGCATTTAATTGATGTCACCGTGGCTACAGTTTACGGACTTGTGGTGTTTGCTATTGTACTATGGTTGAAAAAGAAGTTCTCCCGTTGATGTGGGTACTGGTATGGATGCAGCTAATATCGGGGCAACCTGTAGAACATTTTCAATTAGCTGTGTACACCAACGCTGCGGATTGCGAAAAGAATAGAAAACGTGCAGAGATTATGGTAACACACAACGGAATTGCTGTAGCCTGTTTGGAGGTTAAGATATGACCATGTTAATAAACCTATACTACAGGATCAAATATAAGATAACTGGAGTTTTGTACCACAAGGGGAAAACAAAATGACATTCAAACTAAGTTCGCGGAGCGAGTCCAGATTAGAGGGTTTAGACCCACGTCTTATTGCGGTTGTTAAATCAGCTATTCACAAATCAAAGATAGACTTTGGTGTGATCTGTGGAATGAGAACTCTTGATGAGCAGAAAGAACTTGTTGCTAAAGGCGCAAGCCAGACGATGAAATCTAAGCACCTTCAAGGATATGCCGTTGACCTCATGGCTTACATCGGCAGTCGTGGTTCTTGGGAATTAAACCTTTACGATGATCTAGCAGACGCAATGGCTGAAGCTGCTAGGGAAGTAGATGTCCCTTTACGCTGGGGAGCCGCATGGCACATATCAAACATAGCTCAGTTTGAAGGTACTATGGAAGATGCCATGAATGAGTACATTGATACTAGAAGAACCCAAGGCCGTAGACCTTTTATTGACGGCCCACATTTTGAATTAATGGTATAGGAGAAGAACAATGGCAGCACCTGAGAAGTCACTACGCCCAAAATTACGCAAAAAGAAAAAAATGTCTGATATTGATAGAGCGGTCATTGAGGCTATGAATTATGGCCGTGCCCCTGGGACTGCGTACTTTGACGAGGATGGTAAGGAACGTATGCCCGAGCAAGACTTTAACAAAGGTGGTCTTGTTGGAAATCAAAGCATACTTGACAAAAACAACGACGGTGAAATATCTGGTGCGGACTTCAAAATGATGAAGAACGGCGGCAGAGTCCAAGTGAAAGGAATGGCTATGGGCGGTAAAGTTAAAGCTAAAGGCATGGCAATGGGCGGTAAGATAAAGTCCAAAGGCATGGCAATGGGCGGAAAAGTTAAAGCCAAAGGCATGGCAATGGGTGGCAAGGTTATGTCTAAAGGTTATGCTATGGGCGGCAGAGTAATGTCCAAAGGTGAAGCAATGGGTGGTGC